ATCCTTACTACAAAAACTGGATTCAAAGATACGCTTTAGCAGTAGCAAAAAGTATCTTAGGTGAGATAAGAGGAAAGTACTCTTCTCTTCCATCTCCAGGGGGAGGCGCTTCCTTAAACGGTAAAGATTTAATTCAACAAAGTGAACAAGAAAAAGAAAAGCTTAAAGAGGAGCTTCTATTAGAAATTGAAGAACCACCAGTGTTCACAATGTTTTAATTATGAAAAATAAAAACTACAAGATAACAACAAATCTTCCAAAACTACCTGATGTTGATATAGAAGACAGTTTATTAAATATGTTTGATCAGGAAAATCCTGATATAAACTTATTTAATCTTGTAGATGATGAATTAATTAGATTGTCTGGATCTAAATTTTATTTTTATAAATATCATCAAACCGAAGAATACGATCCAGTATATATGGAGTCTAGAAATAAACCTATAGCTAAAGATCCTATAGTCGTCCACGGACATTACGATCCAGTAGCTATGAGTGAAGAATTAACTCAGTTTGGTATTGAATTAACTAATGACCAACTTTTCACATTTAATAAAAGCTACATTGAGACTAAATTAGGACGAAGTGTTATTCCTGGGGACGTAATAAAACCTGTATTTCAAAACCAAAAATATGAGATTTTTGAAGTAGTTGAAGATAGTTTTGAATCTTACGGAGTGTATCACTTAGTATGTTCAGCGAAACTTCTTCGAGATACAAACGAAATTCAAGATACACCACTACTTAATACTAGCGAAGATTTAGGTGGTTACTCTGGAGGTGATCAAGATGAATTCTAATCAATACCAAATAAACGAATATTCAACTACAAGCGATGTCTCTTCTTTTACTTCAAAAAGTAGATACTACAGTACTAGAGAAGTTGAAATAAGAAAAAAAATATTTAAAATGACTCAAGCTAAAACAAATATTTCTTTTGTTTACAAAGAATCTTTAAGATCTTTAATAGCTTCATTTAATGATATTGTTTATTTTGATGATGATGATCAAGTAAAAGATGTAAAATGTATTTATGGAAATGCAGAAAGAACAGTAGCTAAATTAAAACAAGAAAACAATATAATATTACCTATAATATCAATAGGACAAACTACTTCTGATAATGATGATAAAAGAAGAAGATATGAAAGTATTCTTGTTCATGAAAAGTATTTTGATGAAGAAAAAAACAGAGCATTTAGACTTTTAAGTTTATCCCCCAGAGCAATAAATATTAATTACCAATTAAATATTTGGAGTAAGTACAGATCAGACTTAGATCAAATTTTAGAACAAATTAGATTAAAATTTAATCCAGAAATGTCTTTACCAACTAAGTTTTCTACTATAGCTAAAATTGATTTAATTTCAGAAGAAGATGTGGGATCTTTAACTGCTGCTGACAAGCAAGATCGAATTTTAAAAAAAACATTAAATTTAGTATTTAAAACATACATTCCTAATCCAAAATTCTTAATAACGTCTACAGGACAAATAGAAGAGTTTAAATCTGATATATATTTAAAATAATGGGATTACCTCTAACAGTACAGGGCGATCGTCCAACATGTAATGCCCCCGATCCTAGCCATATAAACACCGGAAGTTCCAAGGTTTTTATACAAGGAAAAGGTGTCACCAGAGTACAGATAGATAGTGTTGCTCCTGGGGGGTTTATTGTAGGTCCTGGATCTCCTACAATTACATGTGAGGGTTTTCCTGTTTCTATTCCAGGAGACATCATTGCTCCTCATCCAGGAGGGCCTTATCCTAAAGCTGGAACGGGTATTCACCCCGCAGCAGTTATTTTGGCTGATCAAAATACTGTAGTTACGGCAGGTTTTGGTTTTGCTGAAAGTATTATTACAAATGCAGAAGGAGAGCAAGTTTTAGCTTCTTCAGAAGGTGATGAGGAGGAGTTTGATGCTCCTGTTTATCCTGCTCCTAATTTAGAAGTAACAAAATTTGAATCAAACTATGTAACTCTAAATTGTTGGAATACTGGACAATACCCTCCTGATGAAAAATACAATGACACATGTTGTAAAGTACCAGAATATAATTATCAAATTGGCTTTGATAATTATTGGTATGATTGTATTCCACAAATTGGTAAAAAATTACCTAAAGCTCCTCCATGGTATTCAGATCAAGGAATTAAATATCTTAGATTTTCTTGGACTGTAAAAAATACTGGTATTAGCCCATCCAAACCCTTTACTTTTGGAATTTGGAAACTTCCAACTGATAAGCAACAGCAGAGTCTTCCTTTTAACTTTAATGCATTATTAAATACTGGATTTAATTTAGATTATCCTGCTTGGGAGGAGGGGAAAGCGTCACCAAATGATAAAGTTTCTACTCTTTTTAATAGTATATCTTTATCTTATGAAAAACAAATCCCAACACTGGAGCCTGGAGAAGAGTATTCTGGAGTTTTCGAGATAACCGACGCTTTGTACGTTAATGGAATTGCTTATTTATACTCTTGTTATGCTGATATCTATAGAGAAACAATAGAACCATCAGAAAATAATACAAGTATTATAAAAAAGATTAATATTACTAATGATTGTATTTTCCCTGTTTAATTGTACTTAAAAAAACTTTTCAAATTTTTACTAGTTCTAAAGTACATAATAAGGAGAGATTAGTTATGAAACAAATAAAAAACGACAGTTTACAATCAATTTCTGTATTTTTTAATACAGAAAAGGGTTGTAAAGAAAAATGGTTAACTCCGGGGGAGTCTGTAGTTGTTCCAGAAAGTTATATAACAGAACAAATCAAAACTTTACATAGACGTAGAATTTTTAAAATTACAAATGCTTAGGAGATAAGTTATGCCTAATTATGTAAGTCCTGGTGTTTATACCATAGAAAAAGATATTTCTGATTTTGCCCCAAGTATTAATACTTCAGTTGTTGGTATTGTTGGTTTTGCTAGTAAGGGTCCAACAAACAAAGCTACTTTAATCACTAACCAAAATCAGCTTATTACTACATTCGGTGAGCCTTCTGAATTCATACCTGGACAAGGTTTAGAGGGTTCTTTAGAAATTTTAGAACAAACTAATAGTTTGTATTTCATCCGAGCCGCTGCCGATGATGCCGTTGACGCTTCAGCGACAGTAAGTATTGGCTCTTGCCCAGCAGTAATTATTTCTGGTGTAGATGCTTGGGCAGACTCTCAAGGTTTTGGTGTTGGATCATCCATAACATTAAGAGTTCAGGTTTATGATAATAACGGTATAGCACAGTTCCCAGATAACTCAGAAGCTGGTAAGGACTTTACAATACCAGCAGGAACAGCAACTAGCCAAGCCGCTGCTCTTAGAAAAATTATTGGAGGCGGTTTAGATGCAGATAAAATTGGAGTATTTGATGGAGGATCACAAGTAGGCGATGCGGCTACAAGTTTAGGTCTTTCTGGTGCTTTAGTTGGTTCCTTTGCTGGTTCAGGTGCTTACTTAGCCGTTTCAGCTTGTAGCGGAACATCATTTAATGTGTCTAACGGAGTTTCTGCTTTACAGGCAACAAATACTTTAAGCGGAGCAACAGCGTTCGGTGCTTCTGGACTTTTAGCTTCTGCTGTAAAAGTCTATGGAGGTACTATAGCTGCCACAGGAACAAACTCAATATCTTACCTCGTTCAATCTTTATACCCTGGAGCTGGCTATAATGGAGGTATTAAAACTGATGGATCTCCTAGCGGAAATAGTATTACTTTAAATAGTTTAGGTAGTCAAAACTTTAGTTTTGTAGTTAATGATAAGGGTAATGCCACTGAAACATTTAAGGTAAGTTTAGTTGGATCTGGAGCATTTATTGAAGATGTTATTAACACTGGTCAGACTGATACTGTTTCTAATATTATAAAAGGTAATATTTATAAAGATGATTCTGATGCTACTACTTCAAAATTAACTGATTACTCACAATTAATATCATCATTAGTTGGTGAAACAGGGTTTAGTATTACTACAAGATACTTAGATCCAACATCTTCTCCAGAGGCCACAGGATCTCCAATAACTACTACACTAATATCAGATAGTGGAAGTAGATTTAATAAATTAATTCAGACTGCTGGTACTAATTTAGCTGGAGGAACAAATGGTGATTCTGTTGGTGACACCGCTGCACAGGCTGTATCACTAATAGGTACTGCTACTCAAGATCCAAAAACAGGAATGCAAGCTCTTGATGATCCATTATTAAATGTAGGTATAGCTCTGATCCCAGGTATCTATACACAATCTGTTCAAAACGCTTTAGTTACTTTAGCTGAAACTACACAAGATTTTATAGCTCTAGTAGCTCCACCACTAGCTATAGGAACTACACAAGATGCTATTGATTGGACTAACGGAAAATCAACTAGCACCGCTGGGTCAAGAACATCTCCAATAAATAGTTCATATGCAGCTATTTATTGGCCTCACGTTAAGACTTTTAGTGTATTTGATGGTAAAGATAGATACTTAGATCCTACAATATTTGGTGCAAGGCAAATGGCTTATACTGATTCTGTGGCTGCAAGTTGGTTTGCTCCCGCAGGTTTCCAAAGAGGGCGATTAACTAAACCCACTGAAGTAGAAGTCAAATTAAATCAAGGTGATCGTGATACTATGTATAGTGGTGGTAATGTTGTTAATCCAATCGTCGCTTTCCCACAACAAGGTATAACAATATTTGGTCAAAGAACTGCTCAAAGAGAGCCCACTTCTTTGGATAGAATAAATATTCGTAGATTAATGATTTATGTAAGAAAAGTTATCCTTAGAGCTACACAGAGATTTGTTTTTGAACCCAACGATGAGTTTACTTGGGCACAAATTGAGGGGGTTCTTAATCCCTTCCTTGATGATATTCGCAGACAAAGAGGTATTACTGAATTCCGAGTAGTTTGTGATTCTACCGTAAATACTCCTTTGCGGGTAGATAGAAATGAGCTTTGGACTAAAGTATTAATCAAACCCACCAAAACTGCTGAGATCTTAGTTTTTGAGATTAACTTAACTAATCAATCTGCCAACTTAGGAGCATTATAAGGAGACTAAAAAATGGCTGACTCATACTATAAGGAAAAATACGGAAGACAGTTTACCCCAGGTGCAGGCTTGCCTGTTGTTTCTACAGATTTAGATTCTATTAGAACCTACCAATTTGAAGTTCATTTTTTTGGTTTACCAGGAGAAATAACTAATACAGCAGATTTAACCTTAGCTGCTAAAAAAGTAGGTGGTTTACAATTAAAAAGTGAAGCCATAGTTGTTGATCGTGTAAATGATAAACTGTTCTATCCAGGAAAAGTTACCCCAGAAGAACTTACTATAGATTTTGACAATTTGTATCTTCGTGAAACTGCTTCAGACTTATTTAGATATTTTAAAAATATTTATGATCCTATTACTGGAGAAATGACAAAAAGCTCTCAACCCGGAGGTACAGCCGGAACATCCTTTAAAGTAAACAAGGTAGAAATTGTTCAATTAGATAATACTTTACAACCACATTCAGTTGTAGAGCTGTACGGCGTATATCCAACCTCTTGGGCTGCTGCTGAATTTAACTATTCACAAAATGATTTTCATACTTTAACTGTAAACTTTAAGTATGATTTCATGAATGTTTTCAATTACTCAAACCCTAGCTGATATAGAATAGTTCTTAACTTAATAGGCTTAGTCTATAAGATTTAGACTAAGCCTATTTTTAAAATTTCTATGATAAGATATGGATTATTTTAATCAATTACTTGAAAGTTATAATAGGCTTAAAAAGAGAACTTTTAAGCTTGAATATATCTGTGAGCAGGGGGACCCTAACGAAGTAGCAAAAGCAGAACTAAATAAAGCTACTGGATATCCTGCTGATAAGCCTTATTTTATCCCAGGAACAGCGGGTGCGATTTGGCAAAGTGGACCCGGCCAACAAGGTGGTTTCTACACATTTTCTACAGATTATAAAGCATACAAAGGTGGGGCTTGGAATACAGTTAAAGTTTATGATAATCCCGATGATTCGGGATTCCAAGAC